AACGGATCAATACCAGAACCCGCTGGACCTTGTGGACCACGTTGCACAATTTCCAAAACTGTTGGGGCAACCACTGGAAAACATATAAGTAAGTTTTCCGTTATTAGTTCTAATGTTCCACAATTACAGCTCATAAGTTACTTTACCTTCGGCTAAACGCACTGTAAGTTCTGTATCTGGTGAGGATATATCTAACACGAAATATCCTGGTGTATCTGTAAAGTCTGGTGGTGAACCAATTTGTGTTTCAGTATCAACGATACGAACATAAATGTTTGGGCTTACGTCGGATAACTCCATACGAGTTCCCGTTGTTAAACCTGTCGTAGTTACTGTTTTTAACAACGTTCGATCACTCTTAGATGTGTAGAAATACATATTGCCTGAACATGTTGTAAGATCAAACGTATTTCCATCTGAGTCTTTCCAGTTAAGGTTCAGCTCAAAGCTATCAGTCCCAAATATCTTAACACCAAATTTAATGGGCAACACCATTGGAATTATTCGTGCAACAGACATTATCTACTATGCCTCCTAAATTGTTCAAATTGGAATGTATCCCACTTTTGTATTGCATCCAACCCAGCTTCGGCCAACTTTTCAGGTGGTGGCAGGTTACCCTCTTGGCGAAATACGAAGCCTTTGAAAAGGTGATTAAGTTGAACAACTGTTTGCCATTGCAAATACTGAGCTCCTTGTTGCAACCAAGTATCGCGATCACTGTCCAAATCATCATCGTCCCAATCGTCAGTGAACGTGTAAGCTTCGATTCCCAACGTGATTGTGAGATCTGTAGTCTTGGGAAAATAGTAAACCATCCGACCTGAAAATGTAAACCTTCGCTGACCAATCGGACCACACATTACTTCACCATCTGTTGGAAACCTAGGCGTCCACCTACGGTTATCCTGCCGCATTAGGTTTAAACTATCCGCTGTCGTGGTCCACTCTACCGCACGAAAATTTCCATTCGCGTCAAATATACCCACATCCACTATTGTCTTTATAGACCCACCGGAACATGACCCACCATACACAACTGTATTGTCAAGACTCCCGCCCGTAACACCGTTGACACTCAACTGTAAGAGTTTCCTCGTGAAGTTGAAATCATTCTGTTGTTCAGCAGTTCGCCGAACTTGGTTAATTGCAACTAACCCATAATCGAGGTCGTCGATCACAAGATCGCCACGATCCTTTTCAAGGTAGCGCGCCGCTGCAGTAATGATTTCGTCTAGTGTCATCGGGCGAGAGATATTGACATTGCTGTCGGTTAGAAGTTTCGACCTTGCTGACCAAACGGTCCCTTAGGTTTGGAACCACCTGGCATCCACGCCTTTTGGACGTTGTTACTTGTTACAGTATCAGGGTCTTCCTTCGCATTCGGACTCATCAATTTCGCGTTCTTGTTAGGCGCGTTTGACGGGTCGATTGTTTTGTTTGCAATTGGTGCTGTTAGATCACCTGGCATTTACTCCTCCTTTGTTGTTAACTTAATAACCCCACACGGTTATGTAACCGGTAACGCTACTAAGGTCTCCCACAGCAAGACTTGAGCCGGCGCCCAACAATATAATGTTATTAACCGGATCAACCGCTGCAGGTATGATTTTGTTGTTAGTGGAATCGAAGAAAGAGCCACATCCGACAAGCTTTGTAAAGCCTAGCGCACTCGCTATAATTCGGTTTGTGGCTCCTCCCACGCTGACGCTCGTCAGTTTGAGTCGTCTCGTAACGATCAAACGACCTTCCGGATAAAACTCCGCAGATCGCAAGTCCGTTGGCGAGAAACTAACTGATGTTGCAGCCAGGTCAGCCATATTAGGTCAAGGTGATTCCACCGAGATTTTCCACATACATGAATGCTTCTGGGAACGGAACTTCAAATCCGTACTCCGTCAGCCATTGGTCCTTCCGCTTGTCAGCGTCAGGCAACTGGATCATTGGTTGAATGTCCGTATCCGTATCGGTGAGAGGTCTATACCCCATGTAACCGAGGTCAACATAGAAGCAACTGTTGTTCATGATTGGATCATTGAACAAGGGGTGGGTTTTGTAGTAAACAGAACCCGCATTGCTACGATGCCAAGCCAGCTCGAAGTCGAATCCGTCGAACCCACTATCGCGTAGCGAGGTCCACTGAATCTGTCGTTCGAACATGTCGGCTACCTTACCGAGATATCCCGCACCACACAAGCCCAACTTGCTCCAATCAGAGCTGTTCGTTCTTGCGAACAAATTGCTCATCAAGGTGTTGAACTGAGTTCGCGTAATCGTGGCGCCGGCCAACTTAATCACACGTTTCGTGGTGTAGGTTGTATAATCCGATTGCGTGGAGACGTTCGCTTGACCATAGTCAAACGCGCCACCATTGGCAACCGAACCCAACTCCCATTGATCGAGATACCAGCGGAGGCCACCAGTATACCCTCTTCGAACCGTCTGGCCCGTATCAGGATCAACCGCGGTTGTTTTCGCTCGTCGGCCGAAGAACGCAGTCAACTCAATCTGCGAAAGGTGATCAATACCGTTACTTTTGGCAACGTCTTTGTAAGCACCTGTTCCATCATACTTCAATGGCTCTTTCAACGCTGTGCGTGTGAGTTCGAACGGAGTCTTTTGAATTTGTGTATAATTCTTAATCTCCGACGGGAACTTTTGACGTCCAGTCCTCGACCGTGCACCTTCTGCATAAGCACTACCTGTGAGGTAGACCCACTTTAGAAGGTTCTGTGCGGCCGTATTTTTGATCGTTGAGAGTGGCACGTTGATCGGCTCAAACTCAATGTAGTAGGGTGATGCTGCAGCTTGCACCAATGTAACACGACCATTCAAATCCGCAGTGCCGGACGTCAAGTCCAGACTGAAAATTGTGATCGTATCGTCGATTTGGAAGTTCGACGCGTCTGCAACATACATACGAAGTGCAGTAAACTGCACGATCGTATACGGGTCAGCGACAGGCGTAGTCGTTCCCGCGGTGTAGAACACCACGTTGGTCGTGGGTCCTTGGGCTGTTTGTGTCTTGATTGTCGCCCACCGTTCTTCGTTCCAACCGAATTCCGGTAGTGGCGTGTCCTTGTTTTCCATCAAGGATAACAGACCTGTTAGTGGGGCCGTCCCATTCGGAAACGCATAAAAGATACGTCTCCGCGTGTTCTGAACCCAATAATCATCAATCTGTTCGGATGATATTAGTCCGAGTGGCATTTGTTTTTCTTTCCTTTTTGGTTGTTACGATCGACGGGCGACTTTGAACGGTTACTTACCGAATACAGCGATACCTCGCTTTACCTCAGGTTTGCTTCCACTCTCAGATCGACCAGTGCCTCCGCCACCACCCGGGGTTGAGACCGGTAGGGAGCGTCCGCTTCGACCATTCTCCTGTTGCTGTCCATTGCCGTTCGTGGCAGTTTCCAGCTTAAACTCTGGGTTACTTACTTTCATTACGGCCTCTACCCCAGTTGCGAGTGCCTTAAATAGTTCAGCTTCGTTGGCAAATTTTTGACCCTTGGCCACGAAATCGTTCGCGATTGCAGTTACCAACGGTTGCATTTCAGGTTTTGACAATGTTGGATACGACGTATGGAGACGTTGTTCCCGTTGCTGATTCGCAGTCTCCTGCACAGATGCGAGTCCGGGCATGAACTCCTTACGCAAATCAGCCATTGCCTCACGTAGACGGAATTGGTTCAGCGTATCAGCTTGTGTCATCAACGCATCACGCATTTCTGCTACTGCGTCCTTGCGGGTTTCAAGGTTATCGTACTTCTTGTACCATTCATCCCCCGGTTCCCATATCTTTAGCAACGCACGAGCTTCCTCAGCCGTCATTTTGGGAGCTGGTTCATTCTTTGCTAGAATAGGTTTGAGCTGTTCACTCAACGTCGTGCCAAAGTCCTTCGCAAACTTTGTCGGATCAAACGGTTCTGGACCTTTTGGAACTGTCGGTTCTCCCTCACCTGCGGCTGGCTTCTCAGTTCCGGCTCCTTTTGAGCCTGCACTTGAGGGCTTCTCGCCTGGTAGGGGACGATCTCCCGTTGTTTGTTTTGTTATCGGCTCGAACGCAGTTGCACCACGTGACAAGCCTGCATCACCACCACCGCCATCCGCGGGTCCACCAGTTCCCTGACCACCACCCTCTCCGCCACCTTCATCAGGTGCGAAGAACATCATGTTTTTGTATTTGTTTATTTTCATTTCTTTGTTTCAGTCGCGTTTTTTAGTTCCAGCTCGGCCATCTCGTCGATCTGGGCTTCAAGGCTCACGCGGGCATCCTCGAATCGTGTTTTATCTCCTTCCAAACAACGGAGTTCTCCGTGTTCCATCAAAAGTGTTGCCGTGTCTTCACGACTAATTGGGGCAATTGTGACAATAGTATTCTTTGCTCGTTCGATTTCAATGTCAATCGCGGCCAAATACCCAACATACGCCGGCGACTGTAGGAACGTTTTCAACGTCTCAAGATGCTTTCGTTTCTCTGTAAGTTCAGCACTCACTTAGACGCTCCGTTTGACGCAGGTTTTGGCACTTGAACTGGTTTCATGCGGTCCGCAATTACCTTCTCTCCTCCGTCCTGACTAATTCCAGGACTCGAGTTAATTCCAAGAGCACTGTTCGCTGCAGCCGCTTCTTGTTCCGGTGTCATTTTACCAGCCAAGGACAATGCGATCTTGGGTTTATTCGCAGCTTCGGCGGCCTGTTGCTGACGTTCTTGCTGTGCCTGTATTGCAGCCTGTTCTTCAGGTGTGTATTGGAATCGTTTAACATTCCCAGCACCCCTCAAGTATTGGATTTCGTCCACAATCTTAACAGGGTTAATGTTCTGCGCAATTTGTGAGGCAGCCACAGGATCACTTTGGAGGATTACCGACAGAAGATCCTGTAATGACTGAGCCATGAATCCTTTTTCACTTGAGAGTGTCGAATCAAACGTAAAGTAATCATCACCACAAATGATTTCCTCTGGCGTTCCTTGAAAGGCTTGATACCGAGTTTGCTGGTCTTGTGGGTCGGCTGCTCCACCAATGATGCGAGCAAATGCGTCAAAGGGCAACGACTGACGAAGATTCGACAACATTCGTTTACCTAATGGCTGCAACGCTTTCTCCCATATCAAGAACCCATGCAGTTTCATTCGTCCAGCAGCGCCACTCAGAACCGTTCTAGCCTCTTGTGCACTTCGGCGACCAGTATTATACTGACCCATGATGTTGTCATTGACACCTGTAACCGTCTGCATAATCTTACCCAAAACATCAGCATCGGACAAATGAGCCTGTGTAATGTCTCGAGTATCCAACTGTTTCATCCAACGGTCCACACCAGCCTTAGAAACATTCGAGCGCAGATAAATGTCACCATCGCCATCAACACTCGACGTATCAACACCACCGGGATCAATTATAAATCGTCCCTTTAGGTTCCTTCGAACATCAGTAATGCGGGAGTTAATGTGCCAAGTAATGACATCTTGGAGTCGATAAATAAGGTCTGCAAGGCCAAAGTTGACGGTGTGTTGCATATCCGGTGTGAACTCACCGACAGACCAACTAAATCTGTTATGCCAGTAATAGGCTGGCTCAAGTCGTATAACACGGTTATCGTTAGCATACCATACATGATACAGGATAGGGTATTCTTCTGGGCCAAGTTTTTTGGTTCCATTACCCATTGTGAACTTGGAAGGGGTAAGTTTTACTTGGGCTTTCGTGACAATGACTGTTCCTTCAGACTGCCCCGGTTTCCACAACAAACCCGAAACTCGTTTCACATCCGTCACGATATCAAACGAAAACCTTGATGCGTCTTTGTCTCCACGACCCTGAATCAAGTTCGAACTGAACTCACCAATGTTATCAATGCCCGCAACCTCACCAGATTCTTCCATTCCACGAAGTTGACTAATTGAGTATTCTTCTTCACACGCACAAAACTCACCGCGTTGGAAATCACTTAAAGGATATCGAGTGTCAGGGAAGAAGCGATACGGACTTACTGAGCGAATCAAGTTCCCTTCGAACCGAGTGAACTCTTGCCATTCACTACCAGGATTCGATTGAACATCTACATTGTTGTAGTTTAGCGCTGTCTGAGTCCCTGGCACATATGCATGAACGATATCCCTCGTCCAACAATCTTCCATGATTCCTGAACCAAATCGACCAATATCCAACAGGAGCTGAAACAGTATCGCATTGAATTCGTTTTGTCGAATGTCACGTTGAAGTGTGAGCTCACAGTCTTTCTGCTTATCACCATAATCCTCATCACCTGTTGGGATCAACTCAAAGAACGTCTTGTTCTGATTGAATAATAGGAACAAGAAACTCGTAAAGGTCATAACCTGCGCAAAGGTGTTAGGCACAACCATTTTAACTGGATCACCCTTCTGTGCCTGTCGAGCATCTTCGACATCGGGGTAGCGCACACCATGAAAAACCTGGTCTTGCATATCCCACTTACGAAAGTTCTGTGAGATTTTACCGCGGGACATTTTAACAAGAGACAACGTGTGGTCCAACACGGCCTTATGGAAGTCCGATGGATCTTTCTTGTTGAGCTCTTGTGTAACGGACTCGATCATTTCAGTATGTTCTTTGGTGCGGCCATTTCACGATCGACATTATCCTTGACCACAAAGGTCTTTGGCTTGTAGGACTTCTGCGGTGGCTCGACATAGGGGAGACCATTCAACACAGCCCGATACAAATTTTCCATCATGTGGTTGTTCTCGTCTTTCGGTTCCTGTTTTTTCAGATCGTAGATATAGTGAGAGAACTCGAACAGGGTCTGCGTCAACCGAGGTGAAAAGTAAATCGTGGGATTCCCCTGCGCGTCACGTTCTTTGAGCTTCTCACGGACACGATTGATTCCTGTAGATAAATCCTTAGTCGCCGGATCAACGAAGATGTCATACTTCATTAGTTCATCTTGAATTGACTCCTTTGTGACTGGTTGTGGAATGATTGCAAATGGGTCGATTTCCGTATCAGCCACGAAATAATTTTTTGTTTTACCAATGATCGACTTGCAAACAGGATCAATCAGGTTATCGTCAAATAGCTCATCATATACAAAGATG